GCAAACCAAGGGGCAGATACTTTATCGTTAAATGCATATACACCCGGAATTACTGTTGAAGCTGGTACCCATACTTGTTTTCCTGTTCCTGGATCGATAATACGAACCCAAGGGAAATAAGTTGCAGCATATGAAGTATCACGAGTTTGAGCTTGTATTGTAGCACCTCCTACTGTTGTTCCGTATACTCCTAAATCCATTACATACATGCTATCACCTCTAGCAATTGTATTATTGATGATGTTTGTAACTTGAGCGGTATGAGTATCATTTAATAAACCAGGAGCAAATAATAAATTGAATTGATATGCTTCAGCATTACCCATCAATGCAATCATATTATTATAACTAGCACCAATTAATCCTTGAGTGTTAGTTGAAATTTTATCATATAAATTGATAGTAGTATTTGCATTTCCTGTAGCACTTGTAAATGAACCACCTGCTGAACCACTACCATTTAATGGAATAGATGCTGTGTAAGCAGATACTGCAATACCATTTGAATCAAAATAGTTTGGAGTAGGGAAGTTAACTGTTTTAACACGAACATATTGGGACATATTTGGATAACTTCCAGATAATTCCATTTGGTTCGTAGAAGAATTGTAGTTTAGTACTTGATCACCAATTACTTGAGAAATGTAACGGTTTGAGTTAGGATCAAGTGTTAAATTGTTCCATGATTCTAGTACAGTTTTATTAGCTTCAGTGTCATTACCACGTCTAATTAATACATTAAATGTACCTGATCCAGTATTTGAATTTGTAATCTCCCAACGAACATTATCAAATGATCCTGAGGTTAAAGATCCAGAAGCTCCAAGCATATTTGAGCCTGAATTATTCATAGTTGTACCTTCAGAAATTGTTTCTAAAACAAATGAAGCAGAAGTTGCATTTAAGTAATTAGAAATTGTAGTACTTTGAGCTGAAGACCAGTTAGCTGATTCAGTTACTACACGAGCAACTAGTAATGAAGTTCCTCCGTAATTAAAGTAATTATAAGCAGCAATTGAAGTTAAATAAGAATAAGATTGGCCACCACTAATAAAAGTATCTCCAAATTTTGTTACAAAATCTGAATATGAGGTTACTAAGGTAGGAGTTTCAATTGGACCTTTAACTGTTGGGCCTATAATAGCGGCACCAGCTTGAACAGGTTGTCCAGTCAAATAAGTATTATCTATTTCGCTAATTGCTACTCCAGGGGAAACTGTAAAATTTGCCATTGTATTTTTTTATTATAAATATCTAAAATTTCCTTAAAATATGCTATTAAGAAGGAAATGTTGCACCAGTAGGTAATATATTGAAATCAAGTATAATAAATTCAGCTGTTCTTGTTGGTTGTAAATAAATTTGACCAATTAATTGGTTTTGATCTACAACACTAGGAGGATTATTTGTTTCATCCATTATAACTCTAAATGAAGTTAAGCCTTGTTGTTGTTGAACTAAAGATAAATAAGGATTAACTAAAGATAAAAAGTTATTTCGTGTGATTTCGTTATTTTGTTCAAATACAAATGTATCTGCTACTTGAGAAATATAGTTTTTAAGTTCAATTAATAAACGACGTACATTAACTCGATCTAAAGCAGTAGTTCTTTTTTGGAGCGTTTTTTGTCCAAATACTGTTATTGCAGACCCGTTAGCAGTAGCAACATTTGCAATTGGGTTTACATTGTTTTTATAAAGTAAATCTCTATTTCCTTGGGTTAATACACGTTCTGTCTTAACAACAGATGTCATTATACCACGGTTAATGCCTGCTGAAGTATCTTTTGTTTGTGCACTAGTAACTACTGGGTTGATATTAGATCCGTATCCTACTACATCGGTTACTACCATAAAATCTCCTCTTTGTTGAGCTAAAGTAATCATTTGATTTACTACACTGTTATGTAAAGGGAAATTTGTTGGGTCAGCTATTAAACCTGGGGCTACTAATAAGTTATAGTTATAGGCATCTTTATTTGCTAATAAAGAAATAGATTCAGTGTATGCGTTAGCTGTTAAACCTTGGATATTAGTATTAGAAATATTTTCATAATATGCACCTGGAGTACCAGTTGGGATAATATTTCCTTTTCCATCACCAAATACACCACTTTGAGTTACTGGGATAGATCCTGTATATTGAGATTTAGGATTTCCAACATTATCAAAATAGTTTGGAGTAGTTTGGTTTACTTGTTTAACACGAATATAAGAAGATTGATTTGGGTAACTTCCAGACATTTGAAGATAATACTCTCCATTGTCTTGTTGAATAGTTTCTACTTGGTTTCCAATTACTTTTTCAATATAGTTTGAAGCAAATGGATCAAGTGAAAGAGGACCCCAAGTTTCTAGAATAGATTGTTGAACACTTGAATCATTTCCTTGACGTAGTACTAATGTAAAAGTTCCACTATTTGTATCAGGAGAAACAATTTGCCATCTGTAATTTTCTGAGGAACCAGAAAGTAATGTATCATTTGAGCCTGTAGGGCCAACACTATTCATAATAATACCTTCAGATAATGTTTCTAAAACAAAAACATTGGTATTATATGGTGCACCTGTGTAATTGATGTTAAAAAAGTATAAGTGCTACTTCCACTAAGAAAAGTAGCACCAAACTTATTTAAATAATCTGTATAGGATGTTACTAAAGTAGGGATACCTACTTTACCTTTTACGGTTGGTCCAATTATAGCAGCACCTGCTTGTACAGGTTGTTGAGTTACAAATGATTGATCGTTCTCTATTGCTAATACACCAGGTGACGAAATAACAGTTTCTGCCATGTTTATATTTTATTTATAAATATTAATAAGTCCACAAATATCCATAAGCTGTTTTCTGTTTTTTTCTACAACATGATGCTATATTATCTCCTGGCTTAGAATTAAAATGTCTTTCAGCTTCATTAGCACTTTTCCAAGTTTTAATGAAATTTCCTCTAATATCATATTGACTAACAAATTTACCTGGTCGAGGGGTAAGATGAAAGGAAAAGTCTTGAAGAGGAGAATATGACCATATAAATCCTCCAGCTAGCTTGGTATTCTTTTTTAGACATCCATCTATATCAACAGGGTATTTTTGTTTAGCTTCTTTTATACTATCCCATAAATGAACTAAATCCCCGTTTGTATTGTATTGGTATATTTTTTTACGTAGTTTTAATACTGTTTTTTTAATAGACTCAGGAGACTTAAATGAGGTACCTCCTCCTCCATTATTTTTATTTAAAACTACAAACCCCCACTGTTTAAATTGTTCTATCCAATAGCATTCTAAAGGTTTCCAATCTTTTGAGTTAATTGAAGGAATTTGATCTATTACTCCAAATTTTATTTGCTTACCATGTGTTAAATTATGACAATACTCTCTAGATTTGGGATTAACAGTTTTACCGATATAAACTTGATCAGATGATATTTCTACTAGATATATGTAAGTGCATTTCATTTATTATAAATATAGTGCACTTAATCCAAATTACTCTACTGGAGTAATTTCACCAGTCTCAGGGTTGATACTGGATTTACCATATTTGTCAAATACCGATTGAGTGAATTCTTTTTCTTTTTCACCTAGTTCGGTTAAGAATTTTTTAGCGTTAGCGTGACGCTCTTCCAATTGGACAGCAATAAGTGCTTGAGTGTTTGTTTGAATTTCTTTCAATGTGTTTTTTTCTTCTTCTGTTAAGAACTTTTTTTCTGAAACGATTGACATAATTTAAAAATTTATTAGGTTTTATTGATAAATATATACAAATGTATTAAAAGTCGTTTAATTAAGCAAAGGAACTTGATCTCCATGTACCACTCATCCACATGTAAAGGAAATGTTGTCCTCCTACTGTTGCAGGGATCATTTCACCATTTGAGCCAGTCCATGTTGGGGCAGCTGATTGAGTAGTTGGTAAAACAATAGAACCTGACATTCTTACTTTAAATGCATCTCTACGGGTACTTAAACTACCATTTCCTACAATGAATAAAGATGTTGTATCTCCTTGAGTATTGTATTCACCTGTTACAGTTTGTTGAGATCCTGAGGCGATAGTTCCTCTACCAGAGGTAAATGAAGCATATGCGATTGCTTTAGTATTATCGCCTAAAGCTACACTATATTGACCAGATGCAGAATTTTGGAAACCAAAAGCAAAACTAAAGTTTGAATTGATATAAGATTCATATCCCCCTACAAATGAATATGCTCCAGCAACAGTATTTAATAAACCCGTAGCAAATGAACCTTGTCCTAATGCTTTTGTTTGGAAACCTGAAGCAAATGATATAGTTCCTGAAGCTGTTGTTTGGGATCCTATTGCTAATGAAGCAGTACCTGATGCTAAAGAACCTGATCCTTCAGCATGTGAATATAATCCAGTTGCTCTAGTTAAATGACCTTCAGCATGTGAATAATCACCTGAAGCTGAGGTTAAAAAACCTTCAGAATGAGCTGCGGTTCCAATAGTAATAGTTTGGTATCCTTCAGCATGGGAATATGACCCAGAAGATATGGTTTGGTATCCTTCTGCATGTGACCATCCACCTGAGGATGTTACTTGTTGTCCTTCGGCATGGGAAGCACCTCCAAGTGCTACGTTTTGAGCACCTTCAGCATGTGATGCTACACCAACAGCAAAATTATTAGATCCTTCTGCGTGTGATGTATAACCCGATGCTACATTAGTTTGACCTTGGGCATGAGAAAAATTATTGGCTACATTGTCTGCAGTACCATTAGCAACAGACCCAGTTACATTAAACGAACCAGATAAAGAAATATCATATGCTACAGTGCCTGTAAAAGCATCTATAGATTGAGTTACATGGTATGCTTCAACAGTATTACCTGTTGTAATTCCAATTTTGTTTAATGTAAGTGCCATTTAAATGTTATAGGATTGTTACCTCGATAGCTTCAGCTACACACTCGTTCACGTAGTTATTATCTTGTCCCCAAGCAGCGAATTGCTCTTCAGTTAACGTGTAATTTCCTTGTGCAAGTTGTTTTCCTTCATCTGTTAGCAATTGCCAGTACGTTGTACAAGTTGTTGCTTCAGTTGAAAAATTTAATACTAGAACAGTCATAAATGTAGCTGTACCTTGGTTTAATGGATAAACTACCGGTTCGATAGCTACTCCTCCTTGTGGTGTGGTTTGTGTTGTCATATTTTTTAGATCATTGGTATTTCGGTAATATCAAAAGTTGCTCCAGGAGCCATTGTTTCTAGAG